TTTGTTTAATCGAGTAGCTTAGGCACTCACAAATTTAAAATGATATGAGTACATTAGAATTATTTCAAAGGCAAATTAGTCCCTTTGATATTTTATTTAGAAATCTTTTCAACGCTGAATCGCAATTCGCACCAGCATTACAATCCAAACAACCACATCCCGTCAACATTTTTTATGATGATAAAGGACTTTATTTTGAAGTAGCCTGCACAGGACTATCTAAAAAAGAAGTTGATATCAACATTGAAGGTGATGAATTGAAAATCACTTATAAAAAACCTCATGATGAAGTATTTCATGAAGGAATGATTTATAATGGATTATCAAAAAAGTCATTTAATTTAGGATATAAAATTGCTCCTAAATTTGACTTAAGTAAAACCGAAGCTGAATTAGTAAATGGATTATTGAATATCTCTATTCCACTTGCTGAAGATGCTAAACCAAAATCAATTAAAATTAAGTAATAAGTTTTATTAAAATATGTGTCCTAGCACATTATTTTTCGTATATTGACGGAAACAGAAAATTAAAGTTATATGCCCAAAACAAAGAAGAATACTACCACTATTTCAGACCCTTTATTAGATCCTTTTTATATTACTAAAGATGATATGTGCTATACAGTAAATGAAAGGGTTACTCCTAATGAACACCATTTTAGATCTAAGGGTAAAGGTACTGAATATGCAAAACCCCAAGGATATTATCCTGAGTTTAAACAAGCATTAGAAAAAGTTGCTAAAGAAAAACTTAATACAGGAGAAGATTATACTTCCCTTATTACATTTTTAGATAAATTTAAAGAAATAGAAACTAACATTAAACAATATACAGATGGCCTTAGAAGCATTATTTGATGCGGTTATAGTTAAACCGATTGAAGTTGAAGAAACAACTTATGGTAATATCATTGTACCAGATTTAGGTAAAGAAAAAAATGAAACAGGTGAAGTTATTGCCGTTGGACCTGGTAAGCCTACTATTACAGGAGAATTTATTAAAACACAATTATCAGTAGGTGATAAAGTAGTTTTACCAACAATGGGATTTACTAAATTACCTTATAATGGAGATGAATATTATGTAGGTCCTGAAAATCAAATTCTAGCTAAAATAGTAGAAACAGTAAGTGTGGAGGATGCTTTAGCAGAAACAGAGTTAACAGATGAAGAAATTGAAAATTTAACAGACATATAATGAGCAAACAAATAGAATTTGGTTCAGAAGCAAGAAACCAATTAGTAAAAGGAATTGATGTATTAGCAGATGCTGTAGTATCTACTTTAGGACCTAATGGAAGAAATGTAGTTATAGCTAATGAACAAGGTTCTCCACAATCAACTAAAGATGGAGTAACAGTTGCTAAATCAATTATATTAAAAGACCCAAATCAAGAATTAGGGGTTCAATTAGTAAAACAAGCAGCAATTAAAACGGCAGAAAAAGCAGGAGATGGTACTACTACTTCTACTTTATTAGCTAGAGAAATGATTAAAGCGGGATTATCTGCTTTAAATAATAGTGAAAATGCTGTACAAATTAAAAGGGATATTGATTCTACTGTTCAACAAGTAGTAGATAACCTTAAAAATAATCTTTCCGAAGACATTTCAGGGGAAGAACAACTAGAACAAATTGCTACAATTTCTGCTAATAATGATCCTGAAACTGGAAAACTAATTGCTACTGCAATTGATAAAGTGGGAATGGAAGGAGTAGTTCATATTGAAGAATCTAAGACAGGAGAAACATACCTTGAGACAGTGGAAGGTATGCAATTCGATAGAGGATATAAATCACCTTATTTTGTTACAGATAATAATTCTATGACTGCTACATTAGATAATCCTTTAATTCTAATTGCAGATCAAAAATTAACTCAAGTAAAAGAATTATTGCCTATTTTAGAAAGTGTATCTTCTCAAGCACGTTCACTTTTAATTATTGCTGAAGATGTTGATAATGAAGCATTAGCTACTCTTATTGTAAATAAAATGAGAGGTACAATGAAAGTATGTGCTGTAAAAGCTCCTGAATTTGGAGATAGAAGAAAATTAGTTTTAGAAGATATCGCTATTACAACAGGTGGTCAAGTATTCAGTAAAGAAAAAGGAATGAAACTTGATAAATTTAGTTGGGAATGGTTTGGTGAAGCAAGAACAGTAACTATTGAAAAAGACACAACAACAATCGTAGATGGAAAAGGAACAGTTGAAACAATTGAAACACGTATTGAAGAACTACAACAACAAATCGACAAAGCAACAACACCGTTCGAAGTCGAAAAACTCCAAGAAAGATTGGCGAAATTCGTCGGAGGAGTAGCTATTATTCATGTAGGTGGAAATACTGAAACTGAAATGAAAGAGAAAAAAGATAGAGTTGATGATGCATTACACGCCACAAAAGCAGCTATTGAAGAAGGAATAGTACCAGGAGGTGGAACTGCATTATTATACGCATCCTCAGGTTTAGAAGCTAACACAACAGGAGCCCAGATTGTAAAAGCAGCTTGTGCTAAACCTTTTAGCCAAATTTTAGTAAATGCTGGTTGGGATGAAGTTGATGGAAGAATTATGGCTGATAATTTAATTAATTCTGGTAATGATGCTTGGACTGGGTTTAATATCAAAACTATGGAAAAAGTTAATATGAAAGAAGCTGGTATTATTGATCCTACTAAAGTATCTAGAGCAGCTCTACAAAATGCAGCTTCAGTAGCAGGTACTGTTTTATTAACAGAGTGTACTATTGTTAATGAATTAGAAGAAAATAAAACACCACAAATTGACCCTATGATGGGGATGATGTAAAATAATTTCGTATATTATGAATGTTAAAACAGTTGAAAATAAAATACTAGTTGCTAATAGGATTCCCCCTGGGGATCGTTGGCAATTAGCTGATGAACCTAATGGTAAAATTTATACTAGCATAACAGAAACATTACAAGCATATATGGATAAAACAGGTTTTAGAGGCGATTATAGATTAGAACCTTTAAATAGTAAATTATATGCTATATCAACTGAAGAGGTAGAAGTAAAACCAAAACCAATTAAACGTTATTCTTTATATGGGGAGTTCTCAGAACAATAGTTTATTAGTAGAAAAATATAGACCATCTAAATTAGAAACTTATGTTGGTAATGAAAATATTAAAAACGTTGTATCTAAATATTTAGAACAAAATGATATACAAAATTTAATATTTTATGGACCTGCAGGAACAGGCAAGACAACTCTTGCAAAGCTCATTACTAAAAATCTTGATTGTGATTCTTTGTATATTAATGCCTCAGATGAGCGTGGTATTGAAACAATTAGAGATAAAGTACAAAGCTTTGCTAGCGTGGCTTCGTTTAAACCACTTAAAGTGGTCATTTTGGATGAAGCTGATTTTCTTACTATCCAAGCGCAGGCTTCACTCCGTAATATTATTGAAACTTTCTCGCGTACCACACGTTTTATTATGACGTGCAATTTTGTAGAGCGTATTATAGATCCTCTACAATCAAGATGTCAAGTACTTAAAATTGTACCCCCAACTAAAAAAGATGTTGCTAAGCATTTAAATTGGATTTGTAATGAAGAATCAATTTCACATGACGTAAATGATTTAGTACCTTTAGTTAATCAATACTATCCTGATTTACGTAAATGTATTAATACTATACAATTATCAACTGTAGATGGTGGAGCAAATGATTTATATCTTAACTTAGATCAATCAGTATTAGTATCATCTAATTATATAGATAAAGTTATTACTGAATTAAAAAATAAAGCTGATTTTAAAGTTATTAGACAAATTATAGCAGATGCTAATGTAAATGATTTTGATGAATTATTTAAATCACTATATGAAAAATCATCTGAATATCTACCAGGTAAAGAGGGTACAGTAGCTATTCTAATAAATGATCATCAATATAAAGCTAATTTTAGAATTGATAAAGAAATCAATTGTATGTCATTAATTTCAAATTTAATAAATAATAAATAGTATGGAACAACCATTGCAACAACCTCAAATTGATTTAAAAAATACTACTGGGGTTAAAAATTCTGAAGGTGGAAGTATTTTTCTTCAAGGAGTAGTTTTAAGAACAGTATCTAGATTTGTAACAGGAACGGATGAAGATGCTTTACTACCAGTACCTGTATTTTATGATCCTGAAACTAAAAAAATATTAGAATCAACCCTTCCTAAAGACTTAAGAGAAGAATTAAAGGATGAGTTGCTCTAATATATTTGATTGGTTAAAACATATAAATCAGTACAAAACCCCTGCTGATCAATTCTCAGATAAAGATTGGGAAGTTTTTAATTCTTATATGGTTCATAGATTCATTTCTATGAATAAAGAATTTATTGAAATAGTAAATTATGTTCAAGAGTTACCACCTCAAGAAAAAATAATGATTTATAATGTTTATAAAGAATTTATTCCTAAAAATAATAAGTGGAATAAATATATTAAATCATCAAATAAAGAGCCAAATAAAGAATTGATTTCTATATTAAAAGATCATTTTAATGTGTCAATTAGAGAGATTAAAGATTATATAAAAATATTGGATAACCAAGAAATTATTCGTATATTATCGGATAGAGGTTTAGAACAAAAAGAAATAAAACAATTAATAAAATGACAAAAGAACTTTACACAATGTTAAGGACATCTGCTGAGGCAGATAAAGCAAAAGCTCTACTTTCTCTAGAATTATTAGGAAACCAAGCTACAGGTATTGGAGACCATTCTACTAGAGATTTTTATAATAACGCTGAAGAAGCACTTCAAATGTTAGTTGATGCTGATGATAGATTATCAACACTATCAAAATATTTTTATGGTGGAACCCAAGAATTAATAAATGAGTGATACTATAAGTAAACATTGGGATAATATGAGTGATAGAGAAATTATAAATGCCAAAAAAGGTATAGATAACTTTGAAGATTTTAAAGCATATAATGATACAGTTGCTCATTTTGAACTAGAATATCCAGAATTATCTAAAGAATTTAAACAAATACAAGTAGAAATGTATAAAATGTTTGCAGCGAAGCATTTAGACTATGGATTAAATAATATTGCTTTAGGTGGTGATTTAACAAATCAAGAAGATAAACAATTTTCATTAACTGGTTTGTGTATTAGACTTACAGATAAAATTAGTAGGTTAAAAAATCTTCTTATCAATGGTAAAAACTTTGTAAAAGGAGAAGGAATGGAAGACACGTTTATTGATATAGCTAATTATGGAATAATTGGTATGTTAGTAGGACGTGATAAATGGAAAAAATAAATTTTGGCTAGAAAAATCCCTAAAATAATAAGGGAGATTAGAAGTAATCCTCCACAGGAGATAAATTTTGCTTATCAAAAAAATATCTCTTATTCACAAATGTCTATATTTCGTGGGTGTCCTCATCGTTGGAAACTTCAATATAAAGATAAAATAAAGGCATTCACCTCTTCAATTCATACTGTTTTTGGTACTGCTATCCACGAAACACTACAACATTATTTAGATGTGATGTTTGAAACAAGTGGAGCTAATGCTGATAGAATTAATCTAGAAGAATATTTTCAAGAAAAATTTATTGGTGAATATAAAACCCAATATAAAAAGAATAATGAACAACACTTCTCTTCAGCTGAAGAAATGAGAGAATTTTTTGAAGATGGAGTTAGTATTTTAAATTGGTTTAAGAAAAAAAGATCATTATATTTTTCAAGAAGGGGATGGTATTTAGTTGGTTGTGAACTCCCCATAGTAATCCCACCAAATAAAATGTATAATAACATATTATATACAGGATTTCTAGATGTTGTAATGTACCATGAACCAACTCAGACATTTAAAATAATCGATATAAAAACCAGTACTAAAGGTTGGAATCAAAAAGATAAGAAAAATGAAGATAAACAATTCCAATTACTTTTATACAAACAATTTTTCAGTGAACAATATGGTATTCCTTTAAGCAATATTGACATTGAATTTTTTATAGTTAAAAGAAAAGTATTAGATTGGGATGATGAAAAACTAATGTCACCCCATCAAGCATATAGGGTCCAAACATTTACTCCACCTAGTGGAAAAATTAAATTGGGAAGAGCTAAAAAAGCTATAAACAATTTTATAAATGAATGTTTTAATTCTAAAGGGGAAATCAAAGAACAAGAATACCCTAAATCAGTTTCTAAATGGAATTGTATGTTTTGTCCTTTTAAAGAAGATAAAGAAAAATGCGGTGAAGGAATAATTTACTGATATTTATATATATAAAATAATGTTATTAAAATAAAGATTATGAGCGCAAAAAAAGATATGACACTTACTAGTGTTAAAATTCAAAGCGATTTATTCGAAAATTTTAAGATTGAATGTGTAAAAAGAAAGTTTTCTTTTCAAAAACTTGCTGATCGGGCTATTTATTTGTATCTTACAGATGAAGATTTTAGAAAACAAATTACCAACCAACTTAATCTTGACTTATAAATTTAACAAATATGAAAAAAATAAATTTTGGTGATGAAAAAACCATTCAATCCCCTCAAGTTAAAATAGAAAGAGGTAAATTTCCTCATATTCCCCAAAATAAAAGGAAAAAAATATTATTAATTTGTGATGATATTAGAGTACATTCAGGTATTGCTACAATTGCTAGAGAAATAGTATTACATACTTCTCACCATTTTAATTGGGTAAATATAGCAGGAGCTATTAAACATCCTGAGTTAGGGAAAAGATTAGATATATCTCAAGACATTAACAAACAAATGCAAATGTTGGATGCTAGTTGTATCCAATATCCTGTAAATGGGTATGGTGATGAAAATATAATTAGACAAATAATGGCATTGGAAAAACCTGATGCTATAATGCTTATTACAGATCCAAGGTATTTTGTTTGGTTATTTAATATTGAGAATGAAATCAGAAAAAAAATTCCAATTACATATTTAAATATTTGGGATGATTTTCCTGCCCCAATGTATAATAGACCATACTATGAAGCATGTGATTTATTAATGTCTATTTCAAAGCAAACTAAACTAATTAATGAAATAGTATTAGATGAAAAATCCAAAGATAGAATTTTAAAATATATTCCTCATGGGTTAAATCATGAAATGTATTATCCAATTAAACCTTTTACTAAGGATATGGATGATTTAAAAAACATGAAAAAAGCCTTATTTGGTAATAAAGATCCTAAATTTGTACTATTCTTTAACTCAAGAAATATTAGAAGAAAACAAATCCAAGATGCTATATTATCTTTTAGAGTATTTTTAGATTCATTGCCTAGAGAAGAAGCATTACAATGTTATTTTATACTACACACTGAAGTTGTAAACCAAGCAGGTACAGATTTAGAAAGAGTTAGAGAATATTTCTTAGAAGAAAATTACCCAGACCAAGTTATATTTTCAACCTCTAAATTGCCACTTCAACAACTTAATTCTTTATATAATATAGCAGATGCTCAAATACTATTAACTTCTAATGAAGGTTGGGGATTAACTATTACTGAAGCTATGCTAACAGGAACCCCATTTATAGCTAATGTTACTGGAGGTATGCAAGACCAAATGAGATTTGAAGATGATGAAGGTAATTGGTTTACACCTAGTAGAGAAATACCTTCAAACCATAGAAAAACATTTACTAAACATGGTGAATGGGCATTCCCAGTTTACCCAGCTAGTAGATCAGTACAGGGTTCTCCTCCTACCCCTTATATTTTTGATGATAGATGTAGATGGGAAGATGTAGTAGAACAACTAAAAGTATTGTATGAAATGGGTCCTGAAAAAAGAAAAGAAGCAGGATTAAAAGGAAGAGAATGGGCTTTATCAGAAGAAGCAGGGTTTTACTCTGTTAGACAAGGTGAAAGAGTAATAGAAGCATTTAATGAATTATTTGATACTTGGAAACCTAGAGAAAAATATGAAATTGTAAATGCCACAGAACATAGAGGAAGATTTTTAAAACATGAATTAATTTATTAAAGTTATGAGTAAACCAAGATTTGTTATATCCTGTCCTTTTGACACCTATTCTGGTTATGGAGCTAGATCTAGAGATATAGTTAAAGCTATTATTGAATTAAACAAATATGAAGTTAAATTAGTACCTCAAAGATGGGGGAATACAAGTTGGGGATTTTGTAAAGATCATTCTGAATGGGAATTTTTACATCAATATACTATGAATCCCCAAGAAATGCAATCTCAACCCCAACCCGATATTTGGATGCAAATAACCATTCCTAATGAATTTCAACCTGTGGGTAAATATAATATAGGATGTACAGCAGGAATTGAAGCAACAAAATGTCAAGCTGATTGGATTGAAGGAATGAATAGGATGAATATAAATTTTGTTTCATCTGCATTTTCTAAATCAGTATTTCAAAAAACAGTGTATGATAAAAAAGACCAAAATACTGGTGAAATAATTGGGGAATTAAAATTAGAAAAACCAATTCATGTTGTATTTGAAGGTGTTAATCTAGATGTATATAAAAAGATTCCATCAAGTGAAATAAAAACTATAAATTTAGACTCAATTAAAGAAAGTTTTTGTTTTTTAGTTGTAGGACATTGGATGAACGGTGATTTTGGTCATGATAGAAAAAATCTTTCATATACTGTAAAATCGTTTTTTGAAGTATTTAAAAATGTAAAGAATGCTCCTGCTCTAATTTTAAAATCATCTGTAGGGCTTTCTTCATATGCTAGTAGAGAAGAAATATTAAGAAGAGTTATGGCTATTAAAAAAACAATGGGTAAAGTTAAATTACCCAATGTTTATATTTTAAATGGTGACTTAACCGATCAGGAAATGAATGAATTATATAACCATCCTAAGGTTAAATCCATGATTAGTTTGACTAAAGGAGAAGGATATGGAAGACCTTTATTAGAATTTAGCCTTACAGGTAAACCTATAATTGCTTCTTATTGGTCAGGGCACTTAGATTTTCTACACCCAAAAGCTAATTTATTTATCTCTGGGGAATTAGAAAATGTCCACCCTAGTGCAGCTAATAAATGGTTAGTGCAAGAGGCTAAATGGTTTAAACCTTATGATAATGAAGTTGGAGCAGCTTGGAATAATGTATTTAAAAATTATTCTAGAGCACTTAAAGAATCTAAAAAACAAATTAAGTTTGCTCAAGAATCTTTTAGTTTTGGTGAGATGAAAAATTTAATTAATGTCATTTTAGAAGAGGAATTACCTAACTTTCCTAAACAAGTATCATTAAATCTTCCAAACCAAAAAATTTCTTTACCTAAATTAAAAAAAATAGAATAATATGAATTTTGATACACTAAAAGAATGTTCTAGATGTGGATCAGATGCTTGCTATAATCAAGAAGTTACTAAAGATATTTCTATTGAATTGTGTTATGGATGTGGTTTTCAATCTAATTCTGTTATGACCAATGGGAGTAAATTCTTAGCAGAACAAATGGCAGTACTACCTGAATTACATAAAGAATTAATGGATGAAGAAGAAGATACAGGAAAAATTTGGATGCCAACTACTGTTAATATTGAAGATAAAGGAATGGTATTTGCTGATGGTACATCAAGAAATAATTGGAGATGGGCAGGAGTTAAAGCTGTTAATATAACAGAAGATGAAATAGAAAAGTATAAAGGAAAAAAATATAAACCTGATATGTCTACTATAAAACATTTTCAAGAACGTGATTTTATGGAGGCATTATCATATATTGGAGTATTACCTGAATAGATTATGAAAATAAGTTACGCAATAACAGTTTGTAATGAATATGAGGAATTAAAAAGATTATTTTTATTTCTTAAAGAAAATAAAAGACCCCAAGATGAAATCATAACAATATTTGATCAAACTAATGGGGATGAAAAAGTAGCTGAATTTCTTACACAATACAATAAATTACCTAATATTCAATTTTTTAGAGTATTTTTTGAGAAAGATTTTGCTAAATTTAAAAATACTTTAATAGGACATTGCGAAGGTGATTATGTGTTTCAAATAGATGCAGATGAAATACCTAATGAGGAATTCATTAAAAACCTCCCAGCAATAATTGAATCAAATCCTGATAACGAAGTTTATTTAGTACCTAGAGTAAATACAGTAGAAGGTTTAACTAAAGATCATATAATTAAATGGAGGTGGAATGTAAATGAAGAAGGATGGGTGAACTGGCCTGATTATCAATGGAGAATATTTAAAAAGAATAATAAAATACGTTATAAAAATAAAGTACATGAAATATTAGATGGTTATGATACATTTGCTACCTTACCATCTGATGAAAATTATTGTTTATATCATCCTAAAACTATAGAAAAACAAGAAAAACAAAATGAACTATACTCAAAATTATAATTACGATCCAAATGAATATCGAGATAAATTAGAATCTCATCTTTTAAGATGTAAAATAAACTATGAAAGCCCTTATAGTTCAGGATTTGAAATTAGTTATTTTGGGGATGAAATAAAAAAAACAGAAGCTAAACTAAAAAAAGTAGGTAGACAACTTAAATTTGAATTTGAATGAGAATATTGGTTACAGGAGGAAGTGGGTTAGTAGGTAAGTATCTTCAAAAAATATTACCTAATGCTTTCTATATGTCTACCAAAGATGGAGATTTAACTGATATTAAGTTTGTAAGGTGGATGATTTCATCATACACCCCTGATGTTGTGGTTCATTTAGCAGCAAAAGTAGGTGGCATTAAAGATAATATATCAAAACCTGTTGATTATTTTGAAGATAATATTTTAATGAATACTAATATTCTTAAAGTAAGCCATGAATATAATATAAAACAATTTATAGGAATATTAAGCACTTGCATTTACCCAGATGTAGTAGAAAATTATCCTATGAAAGAAGAAGATATGTTTTTGGGTCCTCCTACACCAACGAATTTTAGTTATGGTTATGCAAAACGTTGTTTAGCAGTACAAATTGATGCTTATAATAAACAATATGGTACAAATTACAATTACTTAATACCTTGTAATTTATATGGTGAATTTGATAACTTTGAAAATGAAAACAAAATGCATTTCATCACTGCCCTACTCCACAAAATAAGAAATGCTAAAGATGGTAAAATTGAGTTATTAGGAACAGGTAAACCATTAAGGCAATTTATGTATGCTAAAGATTTTGCTGAAATAATTAAAAATGTTATAGAAAATGGTATCACTGAAAATTTTAACGTTGCTCCTGATTACAATTACTCTATTAGTGAAATGGCCGAAATAGCTATTAAATCAATTAATCCATCATTAAAGATTAACTTTTCTAGTCCTGAATTAGATGGACAATATAGAAAGGATGTTGATAATAGTAAAATGAAAAATTTATTACCTAATTTCAAATTTACCCCTTTAGAAGAAGGGATATTAAGAACATATTATAATGAATAAAGTAGCTTTAATAACAGGTATTAATGGTCAGGATGGTTCATATTTAGCTGAATTTTTAATAAAAAAAGGATATGAAGTATGGGGTACTGTTAAAAGAAATTCTGTAGCCGAAAATCAAACTGCTAGAATCGATGATAAAATCTTTAAACAAATAAGACTTGAATATGCGGATTTAAATGATTTATCCTCACTAATTAGAGTAATTCAATTATCAAAACCAGATGAGATTTATAATTTAGCAGCTCAATCCCATGTTAGAATTTCATTTGATCAACCAATATATACAGCCCAAACCACAGGCATAGGAACATTAAATTTATTAGAAGCAATAAAACTTACTAATCCTACAGTAAAAATGTATCAAGCTTCTTCATCTGAAATGTTTGGTAATTCAATTGATGAAGATGGATTTCAACGAGAAACTACCCCAATGTATCCTGTTTCTCCTTATGGGTGTGCTAAAGTATTTTCTTATAATATTTGTAGGAATTATAGAAATTCTTATGATATGTTTATTTCTAATGGTATTTTATTTAATCATGAATCTCCTAGACGTGGAACTAATTTTGTAACTAATAAAGTAGTTAAAACTGCAGTTCAAATAAAAAAAGGACTAAAAAATGAATTAGCATTAGGTAATTTAGAAGCTACCCGTGATTGGGGCCATGCTGAAGACTTTGTTGAGGCAATGTGGTTAATCTTACAACAAGACAAACCTGATGATTTTGTATGTGCCACAGGTGTATCACACTCAGTTGAACAATTGTGTAGTTATGTCTTTACTAAACTAGGAATGGATTATAAAGATTATGTAACAATAGATCCTAAATATTTTAGAGCCGAAGAATTAACTGATTTAAAAGGAGATTCTTCTAAACTTAGGTCAATTACTGGTTGGAAACCTAAACATAATTTTGTATCTTTGATGGATGATATGATATCATACTGGAATAATAAATTATAAAACATGAGCAGATTAAATGATTTTAAAAAGGGATTAATCCTAAAATTAGTTACCTCTTACATTAGGGGAAAAAGAAAAAACCAAAAATGGGTTCCTGGAGTTGATTGGGTTCAATACTCTGGTCCATATTTTGATTCACAAGAATTTAAAAATGGAGTTGATACTTTATTAGATGAGTGGTTTATTTTAGGAGCTAAAGGTAGAGAATTTGAAAGAAAATTTTCTAAATTACTAGGTAAAACAGATGGTGTATTAGTCAACTCTGGAAGTTCAGCTAATTTACTTATGTCTACTGTATTGAGAACAAAAAGAGGAGGGAGATTACCTAAAGGGTCTAAATTTATTACTCCTGTAGTTTGTTTCCCTACTACTATTAATCCTTTAATTCAAAATGGATTTGAACCTATTTTTGTAGACGTTGAGTTACCAAACCTAAATTTAAATCTAGATCAGGTAGAAGCATTATTGAAAAAAGACAAAAAGAAAACTATTAAAGGTATTACTTTTGCTCACGTATTAGGTAACCCACCTGATATGGATAGATTAATGGGGTTAGTTGAAAAGTATGATCTAATTTTCTTAGAAGATACTTGTGATGCTTTAGGTAGCACTTGGGATGGAAAACCATTAGGTTCTTTTGGTAAGATATCTACATGTTCCTTCTTCCCAGCCCACCATATGACAATGGGTGAAGGTGGATTTGTAGCGGTAAATGAACCTATATTACGTATGGCCTTAGCTTCATTACGAGATTGGGGTAGAGCTTGTTACTGTAATTCAAATAAACCAGGAAACGTAATTAATGGTACAGCTTGTGGTAGTAGAATAGCTCCATGGTTTAGAAAGCAAAGAGATATAGAATATGATCACAGATATGTTTTTGATGAAATTGGTTATAATTTAAAACCAACTGAAATGCAAGCCGCAATGGGTCTAGCTCAATTACCTAAATTAGAGGAAATGCATGCTAAACGTAAAGTTAATTTTAATAAATTATACAATACATTTAAAAAGTATGAAGAGTATGTTTATTTACCTGAAATGCATGAAAAAGCAGATACTTCTTGGTTTGGTTACTTAGTTACTTTAAAAGATGATGTTCCATTTAAGAAAACAGAAATGATTAATTTCTTTGAAGAAGCTAAAATACAAACTAGATCATATTTTACAGGTAATGCTTTATTCCATCCTGCTTATGAAGAAATAGCTAAAAATTACAAGGATCCTAGAAATGAGTTCCCAATAGCTACAAAATCAACAAAAGATACATTTTTCTTAGGTGTTTATCCTGGGCTTACAGATGAACAAGTAGAATATATGTGTAATACTATTGATAATTTCTTTTCCCAAACTAAATTTAATAAAAATATAGTTGATATAACTCAAATATATTAATATGAATTATATTACATTTAAAACTATAGGGGAAGCAGGCAATCTTGCTTCCCAAATTCAACAGTATGCTTCTTTATATGCTATTGCTAAAGAAAATAATTTAGAAATTATATTTCCTGAGTCTAGCTTAAGTAGAGGATATGGGTTTAAGTTTGCTAAAGCCTTAGAAATACCTATCAATACTGAAAAGGATGAATTTTTTAATAATTTTATAGATGTAAGACCAAATGATAAATTAATAGTAGATAAATCATTATTTGATTTACCAAAGGGATTTAATTATAACCTTACTTTTAGATTTGATTTATTTCATTATTGGAGCCCTAAATATGATTTAGAAGTTCATAAATGGAAATGGAATGAAGAAAATTACAATGAAGCACTCCAAAAATATAATAAAATAAAAATAGAAGGTAAAGAAACTGTATCTTTACATGTAAGAAGAGGGGATTATCTTTTACCACAACATAACCATTATTGTAGGTTAGATCAAGATTATTATGGAAAAGCTTTAAGTTATTTTTTCAATGAAATAGATAAATATCAGTTTATTATCTTTTCAAATGATATAGAATGGTGTAAAAACAATTTAATTGAAGAAAGTGAAATTGTTACCTTTATAGACCCAGGGGTTGATTATGTAGATTTAGTATTAATGAGTTTATGTAATCATAATATTATAGCAAATAGTTCATATAGTTGGTGGGCAGCCTTTAAAAACAAAAATTCAAATAAAAAGGTATATTGCCCTACTAATTATTTAAAACACAATAGCCCTTGGTCTCATATGAATACAAATTATTATCCCAAAGAATGGATAAATATAGATAATTAACTAAAAAATAATTATGAACAAATTATACAGAGAGTATATTACAGAACCATTTTTTACAGACCTTAACATGGATACATACCATGATCATGAATGGCAAGAAGGTCCTAGTTTAGATAGAATACATGAAAAATCATGGAAAGCAAGATATGAATATGAAGCTGCTTTAGTAGATGAAGTAATAAAAGATAATCCAAAAATTCAAAAAGTATTAGAATTAGGTAGTGGTCCTGGTTCATTAGCCCAAATTATTCTTAAAAACCACCCAGATTTAGAATACCATTTGATTGACAAACCTTTAGCTGAAAAAGCTTTTAATGAATTAAATTATAAGGGTACTTTCTTTGTGAAAGATTTAGCTGAGCAATTTGATACAACAGGGTTATTAGAAAAATATGATTTAGTTATTATGAATGACTTTTTAGAACATGTATCAAATCCACATATTATACTAAAAACAGTCCATAAACTAACCCATACAGATTCAGTATTTTTTATTAGTAACCCAAATTGGAGAATGGGGCATCCCTTTATTTACCGTGGAACTTTTGATTTTGATAATTTTATATATCTATTACATTTTCATAGATTTGATTTAGAAGGTTTTTGGGGTTCGCCTCTTAAAACCCCATATAAACCAAGATTAGATAGTGAAAAACTTCTCCCAGAAGAAAATGTTACAGATTGGAATCATTATTTTGTATTTAAACATAGATCTAGTATACCTCCTCAATCAGAATATTACTATGATGGTAATGAATACAAA